ATTGATTCCACTTATTTTTTCTGTTAAAATGCCACGTACAATCCACAAAACCGAACAGCCTGTAGTCCTTGAAGGTTATCAAGCTGTACTGAAACCAAGTAAGTTTGGTTATTCACTAGCTGCTTTAGTTGATCAATCAATGGTTGATGTACTAGAAGATGATCGTGTTGAATCCCTTAAGTGGGCTGAAACTAAACTAAAGAATCCAAAGCGTTCTACACTTAAGCCTGAACCTTGGGAAGAAGTTACTGAAGGACAATATAAAGTAAAATTTAGTTGGAATGAAGAGTCTCGTCCGCCTGTTGTTGATACTGAAGGGACACATATTACTGATGATAGTACACCTATGTATGCTGGTAGTCGCGTTAAGCTTGCGTTCTATCAGAAGCCGTATATCCTCCGTGATGGAGTTACGTATGGCACAAGCCTTAAATTGGTTGGTGTACAATTGGTGTCTCTTAATACAGCAGCAGGTGTAGATACTGGAGACATGTCTACAGAAGACGTTGCAGCACTCTTTGGTAAAACTGAAGGGTTCAAGGCTAGTGAGCCTAATGTAACGCCATCTGAAACAGTAGAGGACGATGATTTCTAATGGCTTTTCGATCAGGACTTGAAGAACGAGTTGCTGATCTTATGTGTGAGTTGGGTGTTAAGTATGAATACGAATCTACTAAAGTTCCATACATCATCCAACATATCTACACTCCTGATTTTTTATTACCCAATGGGATATATTTAGAATGTAAAGGATATTGGGAGCCTGAAGATAGACGTAAGATTAAGAACGTAAAAGAACAACACCCTGAACTTGATTTACGTATGGTCTTTCAAGCGCCCTACAATAAAATTAGTAAAGGATCAAAGACGACATACGCTAAATGGTGTGACAAACATAACATACCGTGGACATCATTCCACAATATCCCAATCGACTGGCTCCTCTGAGTTTGTAAGACATGCACCATGTAATAGTTGTGGCTCATCTGATGGTAATAGTATTTATACAGATGGCCATGGCTATTGTTTTGTATGCCATACTTACACTGATGGGCAAAAAATAACAACACACATTCACGCTAACTCTATTGTGCAGATCAAAGGCTCAGCCGAACGGCTGCAGAAACGCAAGATCAGTCAGAAGACTTGTGAGAAATTTAAAGTGTATCGTGATGGGGACAAGCTAAGGTTTTACTATCATGATCCATCTGGCATTGTAAAAGGTGCTAAGATAAAAACCAAAGACAAACAATTTACTTATGAAGGAGAGGCACCTGGTACATTCTTTGGTCAACATTTATGGGGCAGCAGTGGTAAACGCATAATCATCACAGAAGGTGAGCTAGATTGTGTGTCTTATGCAGAACTGTTTCCAACTTGGCCTGTAGTATCATTACCTAGTGGTGCAGCAGGAGCTAAGAAAGCAATTCAAAAGAACCTGGAGTTTCTTCAAGGTTACAGTGAGATCGTACTTTGGTTCGACTCCGATGAAGCCGGTAAGAAAGCTTCTGAAGAAGCTGCTAGTGTATTACCACCTGGTAAGGCTTACATAGCCCGTCTAGAGGCTTACAAAGACCTTTCAGACGCTCTACAGGCTAACGATTACAAGGCTATCGATGATGCATTCTTTAAACGTAAGGAATTCAGACCTGATGGTATTGTAGATGCCAAATCTTTACTTGAATTAGTTACCACACCACAACCACCAGCTGATTATGACTATCCATTTCAAGGACTTCAATCAAAGCTTCACGGGATTCGGCGCGGAGAACTTGTCACTATTACTTCAGGATCAGGCCAAGGGAAGTCGTCCGTCTGTAGAGACTTGGCTGCTCACTTGTTATCGAACGGAGAACGGGTTGGATACTTGGCACTTGAAGAGTCAAACCGCCGTACAGCTTTAGGCTTGATGTCTGCTGCTGTAGGTAATAACCTAGCATTAGGGGAGCATACCCATGATGAACTTACAAAAGCATTTGACGCTAGTATTAATCAATGGAACCTTTATCTTTTTGATGGGTTTGGTAGTTTTGATCCTGATATTATTTACAACAGGATAGAATATTTAGCTTCAGGTCTTGATTGTAAGATCATCTTTCTTGATCACTTATCCATTCTAATGAGTGGTCTTGATGGTGATGAAAGACGTATGATAGACCAAACGATGACACGCTTACGTTCACTTGTTGAACGCACAGGCATATCATTATTTTTAGTATCACATTTAAAACGGGGATCATCCGATCAAAACCATGAAGAAGGTGCACGTGTTACACTCGGACAACTTAGAGGAAGTGCGGCAATCGCTCAACTTAGCGATGCAGTTATTGGACTCGAAAGAAATCAACAGAGTGAAACTAAACACTCTGATACAATTGTTAGAGTTCTCAAGAATCGCTACTCTGGGGAAACAGGCATTGCTTGTCGATTAAACTACAACCTATCCACTTGTAAATTCAATGAAACTACAGAACCAGCAGAGTTTGACGCCACAACAGATTTCTGATTACGAAGCTATGAATGAAGAATTCATTAAAGAAGGTACAGAGTTTCGTATTGATTTAACACTGCACAAGCCTAATCCTCCTACTGAGGAGGCAGTAAAACGTGCTAAGTTTGTTGATAAAACCTATCAATGGCACGGACGTTGAATGCTGATCTTTGATTTAGAAACAGACGGACTATTAAATGATGCTACCAAAATCCACTGTCTTTGCATCTACGACACCGAAACTAAAAAAACAATGGTCTTCAATGATCAATCGTTTACGTCAGCTACAGAAAGACAAGCAACGGAGCCTATCGTTCGTGGTATCCAATACCTCGAAGACGCTCCTTATATTGTCGGTCATAACATTATTAATTATGACCTTAGCATTATCAACAAGTTTTATCCATGGTTTAGACGTATTGGTGATTGCTTGGACACTCTTTTGCTTAGCCGTCTTTATCACCCGAACTTGATAGAGATCGATAAACAAAAAACTTGGAATGGTATGCCACTCAAGCTGTATGGATCACATTCACTAGCTGCATGGGGTTATCGACTCGATGAAGCTAAAGGTGATTATTGCAAGGACGCAGATTGGAAAGAGTGGTCGCCAGAAATGGAAGACTACATGATACAAGATGTTATTGTTACAAAAAAACTTTGGAACCATTTTCAACCATACCTGAATGGATCACGCTAGAACATGAAGTAGCAGAAATCCTCACAAAACAAGAATTACATGGATGGTATTTTGATGAACGCGCTGCATGGGAACTTGCATCAACTCTCAGACAAGAGCTTGAAGAAACTTATCAATTACTACGTGACAGGCATCCTTACGTTGCCGGACCAGTATTTACTCCTAAGCGAGATAATCGGACCCAAGGCTATGTCAAAGACGCTCCACTTACACGCCTTAAAGAATTAAATCCTACATCACGAGATCATATAGCATGGATCCTGCAAACATTTCATGGCTGGACTCCCACCCAGAAGACACCTACTGGGAAGCCTATCATCGACGAACCGATATTAAAGGAGATCGGGAGCCCGACTGCCCTTGCATTCCTGCGGATTTTGACGATAACGAAGATGCTTGGAATGATATCCGAAGGCGCGAACGCCTGGCTGAAGCTATCTACGACTGCTAGTAGAATCCATCATCATTGTTCTGTCGCTACTTCTACATTTAGATGCGCTCATCGAAACCCCAACCTTGCTCAAGTACCTAGTGACCCACGATTTAGAGAACTTTTCTTACCATCTCCGGGTCAAGTCATGGTCGCTGCTGATTTGTCTGGGATTGAGTTACGTATGTTGTCTCATTTCCTTGCCAGATATGATGGTGGACGATATGCAGACATCCTTCTTAACGGAGATATACATCAAGTAAATGCTGACAAGATAGGAATATCTAGAAAACTAGTAAAGACAGTAACTTATGCATTTTTGTACGGCGCAGGTGACGAAAAAATTGGACACAGTTATGACAAACTTCTTTCACCCACGAAAGCAAAGAAAAAAGGTAAGGAAATCAGAGCGGCATATATTGACGCGATTGATGGACTCGATAAACTCTTGGCGTCTATCAAAACAGCTTCAGAAAGAGGATTTATCAAAGCTATCGATGGCAGAAAAATTATGGTGGATAGCCCGCATAAAGCGTTAAACTATTGCTTGCAGGGAAACTCAGCCATCCTGGCTAAACGTTGGATGGTTATCAATCAACAAAACATCAAGGAATTAAATTTATGTTGTTCGCAACTAGCTTTTATACATGACGAATTGCAATTCGAGTGTGCCCCTGAACAGACAGCTGACTTATCAACATCCTTGGTATTTAGCAGTCTCGCAGCTGGAGAATACTACAACCTCAGAATCAGAATCGACGCAGAAGCAAAAACCGGAAAAAACTGGAGTGAAACCCACTAATGAGAAGTAAGTCAATGATGGGAGTACAAAACGTAATCCCGTTTACATCCAAGAAAACCCGTCAAGGTAACGGCTTGCATAGTAAGCCACGCAAAGGTAAAAAGAAATATAGAGGCCAAGGTAAATGAAGTTATTTGTTGACGCAGATTACATTGTTTATAAGGCATGTGCCGGTGCAGAGTCAGAAGTTGACTTTGGTGATGATGTAATTTTAGTTGTCAGCAAATTCAGTGAAGCATATGCGTCAGTTAAGCGTGAACTAAATAAAATTAAAAATCAGTTCATGTGGGATGTACCTGAAGTTGTGTTATTTTTTAGTGATAGCACAAACTTTCGTAAGGAAATCATGCCTGCTTACAAAGGGCATCGTAATCGTAAAAAACCTTGTGGATACAAACGTGTTATCAATGCTCTCAAAGATGAGTACGAAGTAGTAATACTACCGACTCTTGAAGCAGATGATAGTATGGGTATCTACGCTACCAAATATCCTGGTAACATTATCGTAAGTCCTGATAAGGATATGAGACAGATACCTGGAACGCTCTACAACATGGATGAAACCGTGAATGTGGAAGAAGATGAAGGACAACGTTGGCACCTAGTACAGACGCTTTCAGGTGACCAAACAGATGGATACAGCGGTGTTCCTGGTATAGGTATTAAACGTGCTGTTGCTTTGTTTAATGACAAAGGTTACACTTGGAAAACAGTTGTTGATGCATTTGCTGAGAAGGATCTTGGTGAAGACATTGCATTACAAAACGCAAGACTTGCAAAGATTCTTACTAACAATGATTATGACTGGAGAGCAAAACAACCCATCCTTTTTACCCCCTCCGCCGATTATAGAATTGACAGTGGAGCAAGACTTTAAAATAAGAAGGCTTGAAGACTTACTACCTAAAGCTGATAAATCAGATATCATTACTTTATTTATGGCGTTACAACGTCAAAACTTTGCCTTAGCTAACACTGTATCTAACCTAGTTAAAAAATGGCCCAATCACCTGCCTACTACACAAGAGGCTCCATCGAATGCTGGGATTTCATCCGAGATCAACAATTAAATTATCATCTTGGTAATGCAGTTAAATATATCTGCCGTGCTGGTCACAAAGATAGCGCAGAATCTGATCTTAAAAAAGCAATCCACTATCTAGAAAATGAACTATCCCACATTACTACAACAAGCTCAGGAGTTTCGGGACGCCTATTTTGTCCCGACTGGTCCGAAACAGAATTTGACACAGAAATCTTTGATCGATGAAGAATGGTCAGAATTTCATGAAGCTTTTCATTTTAAAGATGAAACAGAGCAATTAAAAGAGCTTTGTGATCTTGTCTATGTGTGCTATCAATTTGCTGCTAACAAAGGGTGGGATTTAGATGAAGCTATGGATCGTGTTCACAAATCAAACATGTCTAAACTAGATGAGAATCTTCGACCTATTTACCGTGCGGACGGTAAGGTCTTAAAAGGACCTAATTACAAACCACCAAACCTTACTGATCTAACTAATGTCTAATTATATTTCCCGCACAGGACGGGTTCAATCATGGATTGATGATCCTACTCATCGCTTACCCGTCAGCTGCACGGTTATGGTCGTAGAAAACGAAATGGAAGGGCCTGACGGTATAGAGTCCAGCTGGAGGTTTGCATCACATGCTCTTAGGTATGGGGCTGGTTGTGCTATTCATCTGGACAAACTTGACCCCAAAGGTTATGTCCGTAAGTCAGGTGTAACAGCTTCTGGTCCTGTAAGTTTTGGTAAAATTTATAGTAGTTTAAATGAAATACTACGTAGAGG